AGAGCATGGATGTCAGGGGCAGGCAATCAAAATCGGGGAGCTACAATAAACTATCAAGGCTACAATGGAGCCAGATTATATGCCACCCAGTTAAATGCTACCACCACAAAAGGTATTGGTTTTCAATGGGTGGCAAATGCGAGACTATGATGGAATATAAATATTATATAAAGAAAAATGCAAATGATTTTATAACTGAATTTTTTTCCAGCTGGCAAGAGGAAATGTTTGATGGCAATGAAATAGAAGTTGGAGAAGGATGGGAAAGAATCTACCATCTGGATATACATGATGACTATGGATGGAAGAAATTAAAATATATAGCTAGTCAATTCATTCAAGCTACTATAGATGAGATAATAGAGAATGACCTTAATAGATATAAAAAAGAAAAAAAACAAGAGTTGAAAGGAATGATTCAAAGTGGGTGGCCTCTGGAGATAGACAAGACTATGGTAGCAATAAGAGCCAAGTGGCAGAGTTTTAAGGCCCAGGCCGCAACTTTAACCACCAAACAACAAGTAGACAATGCCTTTGACCAGGCAGTAGCTTGGTTGGGGTTGGAGGAGTGATATGTCAAACGATATAAAATTACTATGGTCCGTGCCAGCGATGGACGGCGACCTTGAATACTCAACCGGAGACCTTACGCTGGACAAAGGTCTCGAGTCGGCAGTCATCATAAGTATGTATACTGATGCTCGGGCCGGCGACGATGACAAACTTGATGACCCTGACGATAAGCGAGGTTGGTGGGGTGACCTTACCAATGAGTATGATGACGATAGGATAGGGTCCAAACTTTGGTTGCGTGCACGTAGCAAGACCACCAATGAAACTTTGGTCCTGGCCAAGAAGGATGTAAAGGATTGCTTGCAGTGGATGCTTGATGATGGAGTGGCCGTCCGAATAGATGTAAATGCTGAGAGGCTGGCCCGCAACGACGGGGTTGTTGATGTACTTGGCATTGAGCTAAAGATACTACAACGAGATGGTAACGTGCTTGCCATGAACTTTTATGAACTATGGGAGGAACAATTCAATGGCCTTTGAAAGACCGAAACTACAAACTATTGTAGACAGAATTATTACAGATTTTGAAACCCGCATCACCGGAGCCGAAGAGATACTTCGGCGGTCAGTGCTCAGAATAATGGGCCGGGTGTATGCAGGTGCCTGTCACTTACTATATGGTTATCTTGATAACATGGCCTTGCAACTATTTATAACCACTGCAGATAGTGAGCACCTTGAAACTGCAGGCGGTGAGTATGGGATAGTGCGAACTGCCTCAGTTAAGGCAACTGGTAATGCTCTGGCAACAGGTACTAATGCGATTATCATACTTGAGGGCAGTGAGCTTCAGTCAGCAACTGGTGAGATATATAAAGTAGATGCTGACGTAACGATAGCCGTAGGGGTCGCTACCATTGAGCTCACCGCAGAGGAAGGAGGAATTGATTGGAATGAAGAGGCCAATGCGGTCTTGACGTTCGTCAGTCCTATTGCTGGAGTTGATACCGAGGTGACCATTGACTCTGATGGACTTACCGGGGGCACTGATGAGGAAGCTGATACCGCCTATCGGTTGAGGATACTAACAAGAAAGAGGCAACCCCCGCATGGTGGTGCCCACTTTGATTATGAAGCATGGGCGAAGGAAGTATCAGGGGTCACTCGGGCCTGGACCATTGAACAATACCATGGAGTCGGAACCGTTGGAGTAGTCTTTGTGCGTGATGGTGATGACTCTATTATACCCGATGACTCTGCACGGGTCACTGTACGAACGTATATAGTATCGCATACAGACCCTTTGACTGGGGTGACCGTAGGGTGCCCAGTCACTGCTGAACCTGGCCTGTTTATGATAGAAAGCGGTTTGCAGTCGACTGACTTTAGTATTGCAGTCTATCCATACACCGCGGCGGTCCGAGCGGCGATACAGACCGCACTTGAGGACCTATATCTTGCAAACGGCGGGCCGGGCAATACCATTTACCTCTCTCAGATAGTTGGAGCTATTGCCTCTGCTACCGGAGAGGAAAGACATTCCTTGACCGCACCCGCCGCAGACATAGCAACACCCACCAACAAGGTCCCGGTGGTGGGAACCATAACATGGAGTGAGTTAACCTAATGGGAAGAACAGCGAGCGAATACCAACAGATGTTGCAGGCCCTACTACCACCAGGTTCTATATGGAACCGTGAACCAGACAGCACCTTGGGCGAGGTTCTATTGGCCGAAGGTGATGAGTTCACCAGGGTAGAGAGTAGGATGGAAGACCTGATAGACGAACGGGACCCAACCACCGTCACCGAGTTACTTGTTGAGCATGAAGAGGACTTTGGATTGCCAGAAGATGGTGAAGAGTTGGGGGCTACCACCGCACTGCGGAGGGAGCAAATTCATGCTTTGCTGATAGCACGGGGCCAGCAAGACCCCGCCTACTTTGTCAGCATTGCAGAGGGGTTAGGGTACACGGTCACTATACAAGAGCACACTCCAGCATGGGTGGGCCTTGCAACAGTAGGTCAACCCTGCGGTGACCAAGAGAATCTTTTTTATTTCACGGTGCTCATTCAACATGACAATGACACCGTTTTAAATATTACAAAACTAATTAGCAAGATTAACAAGTACAAGCCAGCTCACGTCATAGCGCTCTTTGATTTTATAGCACCGGCCTTTGGTCGAGCATTCGGCCGGAGCTTTGATGCTATTCTGCACTATGATGGTACGGTGTGGCCAGGGTCCTTTAGTCCAGACTTTAGTTCTGCCTTTAATAATAACATTGAGTATGATGGTGTTAATTATATTGGGGCCTTTGGTTATGGTTTTAACCTCGCCTTTGATAGACGCTCTGGTGGTGCCTTTCATCGTGATGAGTTCGGAGTTGGCTTTACTCGGCCAAACTAAATTTCAAAAGGAGGAAATAAATAATGGCTGATACACAAAGAACAAGAGCAGCAATTCTGGCCTTAACTGCAGATAACGTTACTGGGCAGATATCCGCACAAGACTTCCGTGACATTCTTGTCACGTTAATGGAAACTGAGTTTGCTAACCCTGGTGACTTCTGGGCCAAACCACAGGCCAAATACATCACCACTGACAAGACTGCGAAGGGCTACATACGATACTCGCAGTACATGGGCAGTGCAGTCTCATGGATGAACATTTTATTTCAGGAACCTTCAACAGGTTACTGGATGAGGGCCGATGTTGAGAATAGTGCAATGACCGGGCGACTGGGAATGGCTATGGCTGATTACGCCGCTGACGTCTCAACCGCACAGGTCCTGATGGAAGGGATAGTATTTGACAGCACGTTCTCAACTATCTTTAGTGAACTGATAGGTAGACCTATCTACCTTGACAGCGGGGTGCCTGGAAGTATATCAATAGGGTCAACCGATAACAGCGTGCTGATAGTTGGTTGGATTGAAAATTCAGACGATGCCGGAGGCTCAGCGATTGGTAAATGGTATTTCAAACCTGAGTCATGGGCCATCAAAGGGAGTTAAACTATGCACAGAACAGAAGGAGCTAACCATGTAGATAATAAGTATGCTGGGGGCCCTCCTGCTACTACCATGACTCCCAAGGCTTTGAATGCCATGCAAGAGGAAATAGTTAATTGTATTGTGCAAGCAGGACTGACTCTTCATAACGCGAGTAATGACGATGACAATTGGACCCAGCTCTGGGAGGCAATCTCTACCAGAGGTGGTGAGGACCGAATCATTACCACTCAACTCGGTTTTGAAAACGCCATTGAAGATGGAACTGGTGCCAATACCTATCAGATTAAGGATGGTATTAAGTCGCTATACTTCAAGCCACTCGTTGGCGGGTATACCGCCAGTGGTATTCTTGAGGGTGCTGAGACCTGGGGTGACATTCAGACCAATGAATGTGTCCGGATTATATTTGAGGGTGGTGCTTACATTAACTTTGCGGCGTTGCAGGGCCATCTGGAAGTAGATACTGATGACTGCTACCTGGAGGGAGCTGACATCAGAGGTGATGGAGTGATAGGGGCGGCTGTAGATAGTTTCTTGCTTGGGGCCGATAGGGTAACCTTTCAAAATTGTGCCACAAGTAATCGTTCATCCAACGTAAACTTTACTGGCTTTCAAGGTAATGCCACGTACAATGCTACTTCTCAATATTCTAACTGCAGAGCCTATACTCTTGATACCAACAGTAATAAGACTTGTAATGGTTTTACTCTCTGTGAAAATTTAAACAACTGTAAGGCTTGGGACCTTGATTGTTCAGGCAATGGGTTGGTCTCTGGGTTTTATACTTGCAAGTTTTTAACAGGGTGTACTGCCGAGGACCTTGAATCGACAACTGGAGGAGTCTATGGTTTTGGCCTTTGTGATAATGTATCCAATTGTCGGGCCAAACAAATAGACACACCTGGCTTTTCGTGTTCTGGTTTTAAATTATGTAACTTCATATCAGGATGTTTGGCCGAAGATATGGATGGCAATACTGCTTGTGCTGGTTTTAGTGATTGCACTCTGGTCTCTAATTGTGCGGCCGAAGACTTGGACTCAGATGGAGGAACTGTTTATGGTTTCTCATCTTGTACTCAAATATCTGCTTGTCGTGCTTGGGATTTAGCAAGCACAGCAGGCCACGCAATTGGCTTTATTAACTGTGAGGACGTGAGTGGCTGTAGAGCAAGTCAGGTTGATACCACAGGTGGTGGCAATAATGCCTACGGCTACAATGGATGTGATAGAGTGGCTGGATGTTCGGCTGTTAACATTGACTCTGCCGCGGCAACGGCCAATGGTTTTTATTCTTGCACTTACTTGGCCGCTTGCTACACCGACGAGGCACTCAATGCCGCGTGTGACTTTGTGGATACTGATGACGCTGGCATAGCCATAAACTATTCATGTCAGCAAACAATCTGGCAATAATTACCGGCCAGATATTTTTTTCGCTTTCCTAAATGCTTTCGTGGCTTGGGGTCCCTTGCCTGTTTTCTGCAAGACGGCCCCAAGTCTCTTCCACATAGCATGGTCACCTGGATAATGTTTCAGATACTCTTCGTAAGCTATGATGGCCTCTTCGTACATTTCGTTCTTATCATACAAGGTACCAATCCAAGCAAAGCCCGCATTGAAAGCATCGGTCTTGTTCATAACCTCGCCAATAAGTTTCATACCGTCTTGAAAATTTATATGTAACATGACCATGCCCCGTTCATATTGAAACTGGAGGTCGTCAGGCCTATCCTCTATCAACCAGTCATACTCAACGATAGCTTGTTCGTTCTTACCCATGTGATGGAGAGTAGTAGCCAACCCCCACTTAGCTTCAACCTTATCAGGGAATAACTCTGCCGCTTCCGTCAGCAACTCAAGGGCCTTGTCATAATCCTTATCCTCTCTGCCTGCGGTCTGGGATTGGTCAATCAGCTTATTGTATTTGATTCTCTTGTCGGTGTCTTGGGCACTATACTCTTCCTCACCCTGCTTGATTGCGTCGTCTCGCATCTGCTCTGCCTTGATATATATGTTCTGAGCGAAGTCCCAATACTCATCGGTTAGGTCAGTTTGCTGGAGTATCTTGCCTGCCTCGAGTAACGGGTGGGCCCAGTTGCCCGCCTCGAAGTATGCAAGCACATCATTAAGGGTATGCTCCTCAGGCTCGCGTATCAATAGCAGACTCTCGTCCTTGGTGGTCTGGTAGGTATCAAGTAGGTTGCGGGTCTCTTGATATGACTCAAGTAGTTGCTCTCCGGCCTTCTCTGCCGCGTTTAATATAAGTTCGTTCCGTTCTATTCTGATGGCCCGGTCGTCATCGTCCTTAACTAAATGCTTGGTACTGCTCTTTGCACTTAGCCTGTGGGAGTATATCTGCCGACTGGCTCCGTAGATAGCAACTCCTATCAGGTGACTGGCCTTTGCTTTGTCTTGTGCTTGCTTGGACCAGTGCTCGTTGGTTGCAAACTCGTCAAGCAACTCTTGCTTGGTAATGCCATCCTTTAACATTCTCTTGTTACTCTTCAGGCCCATCTTGCAAGCATGTATCATCTCCTTAAGGTCTTTGATGTCTTGGTCAAGTGCTGGGAGGGCTTTGGCTATAAGTTTGCCAGCATCGTCAGCAAGTGAGTTGGTCAAAGGAAGTATTGCTGACTTGTCAATTGTTTCAATCGCATAGAGGTCAAGCCAGCTGGCCAGTGACATTCTTTCTGCCCCTTTGATATTTGCACCTCCCTCAGTACAGTTCATCACCTCAACCTCGGTGCCGTCAGGATAGACCTTCCCTTTAACCATTGCCTCGAAGCTGGTAACGAATGACGCAAGGCCCATGTTGGTGGTGACAAGACCGCCGAAGTAACCAGGTACTAATGATACCGGGCCCATGGTGT